TATACTCATCTTCTGTTAAACACTTAACTTTTTTACTTGGGAACATTTTGTTAAGCGTTTCTTTTCTTTGATCACACCCACAATCCTCACCAAGTATAAACTTTGCAGCTTTATCAATGCCAACCTTTTTGAATACCTTTTCAACCTTTGTGCCTAAACCATCTGCTTCGTGGTTCTTTTTCCATTGCTTGTAAGCCTTTGTTCGCTTATCACCTTTATATTCGTTCATAATCTTTATTTTTTAAATCACTCCAATCATCTTGAAACTTTTGTTTTAATTCGTGTTTTGCGTTTTTTAATGTGTTAAATATACTTACCCAACTTATATTGGTTTCTTTTGCTATTCCCCTTATACTTAAACCTGAATCCCTGTAAAGTGTAAATAGTTTTTTTTCATACCATCTCCAATCTTCTATATGCTCATCTATCATTGTGCAAATTTTATTGTAGGCTACTTCTTCATCCAAGTTTGTATTGTCCTCCACTTCTTTGGTATATTCCTCATTGTCGATAGAAACCTTTTTAATCTTCCTTTTATTCTTATAAAACTGAAAGTAAGTGCTACGTAAAGTGAAATATAAGTAACCCCTGCTAACAATACCATCTTTAATAACCTTTTCTTCATTTGCATATTTGTATAAAATTAAATACGTTTCCTGCACCAAATCTTCAGCGTATTCATATTCACCAAAACCTTTTATCACATTAACCCATTCAGTATGCCTTTCAGCTACCTTTGCTAACCATTGTGCAGATTTGTCCATATTACAGTAACACTAATTACACCCAACAAACACTGCAAGGTGATCTCGTTACCTTCTTCTAATTCTTCTTTGCTATATAAAAAACCAAACATCATACCAATTACAGGGCTAATAATTACATCAGCATTTTTTACCTGACCTATAATTAAATAAATTGCACATATAATTAGTAAAAATATTATTACTATCAAATTTGTAACTTTTCTATTGGTTTTATATTGTGTATTAAATCTCTACCAAGAAATTCAAAACCTACATTATTTTTTGCCATTCTTAATTTTATTGGTTCATTATAAGGGGTACATCGTCCGCCTAATTCTGTTTCTTTAATTTTGACAACTGAAATTAATGACCACATCCAATCAGTTGGGTGAGTATTTTGTCTGTGGATAGAAATCACATCATCAGCACGATTTCCGAATGCTCCCCCTCCTTCTACATCACTCATTTGTAATGATTTTGGTAAACCTGCATACTCGTGTCCAGCAGGGTTTAATTTTCTCAAAGCCTCCGTTACTCCGTGACAATTAATCCAAACAGATATATCTCTTTTTTTAGCAAACATTCTAAATTCAGTTAAACAATAATAGTTATATTCATAACCACCATAAGATTTATACAAAGTATAATCTTTTGCTAAACTATTATAGGGATCAATTAACAAACCATCGTAATCCCAAGCATCTTTTATTGCTGTTGCTTCTTTTAAAACAGTTTTGTATGTATATATATCTTCTACATCAATAATTTTAAAATGTAAATCACACCATCTTATTGCTTCGTTAATTAATAAATCAGATGCTTCGTTAATGGTTTTACCCATTTTAAATTCTATTATCTTTCTTACAATACTTTGTGGTGTGTTTTCAGAACTAAAAATTAAAAATCTTAAATTATGTTTTATCGCCCATATAGTAAATAAATAAATTAAAATTGTGGTCTTACCCACATTTGAATGCCCGATTGCCAAATTCATACTACTTTTTTTTAGTCTGAAGTATTCATCTATTTCAGGTACATCTATTTTTAACCCTTCTTTTACCCTGCCATATTTTATGTCAAGTATTCTATCTTGTATGTTCTTTGCTTGTGCTATCATATTCTTGGTTTTGCGTATTTTCTTTCTGTATTAGTTCCTTGTTCATTTCTGTTTGGATTATATTTATAACCTAATATGTGATTAACATTATAGTTCCAAAAATCATCTGGAAATTCTGCTCCTTCTTTTAATTTCTTTAGCATTTTATAAAGGTATAAAAAAAAAGGGGTAATTAAACCCCCTTATTATTGTTGAACTATTTTTAAAATGGTAAATCAGCTTCTTCACGTGCTGGTTGCTGCTGTTGATTAGTAACCTCATTTCTTTCAGCTACTGTTATATCACCACCTACCCATCGTACTGCACCATTACCTAAAGATGTTGCTTTTGTTTTAGCTTCTCTTTCTTCTTGTGTTTGGCTTTGTGTAATCCAAATATTATTACCATACTGTGATTTGTCTTGTATCATCATAGTAATGTTTAAATATTGGTTACCATCTTTACCTTTTACAATCTTGCTTTTATCAATCGCAGATAGATTTAAACTGCCTGATAATATTGCTACGTTCTTTTTTTCCATAAATTATTATTTGATAATTTTTGTAATTAACTTTTATATATACGTTTTTTACTCTACAGTTTTGCAAGTTCATTTTCTATTTTACCTGAAACTTTATACTTGCTTTTAATAGCTTCTACACTACCACCCCCTTTTATAAATTCTATTGCTTTAGAATATTCAGGTGTGTTTTGGTTTAACGATTTTTTATCTACGGTTACACCACTTGCTACATTTGCATCATCATCAACAGCTTGTAAGCCTAAAAGACTTGCCAAAGTATATCTACGATAATAAGTTATACAACTACCTAACTTTTGTGGATCAGATATTTCTGGTAATTTAAGTGCTGATATTACACCACCTGTACCATCAATACAAATTAACTTACTATAAACCATATCTTCTTCTATAGGTTGTAATAAAAGTAATTTATGTTTTTTAAGTAGAGGTTGTAGTTGTTTAATTAATGAATTAATATCAAAGTATTTTGATTTGTAAAAAGGATTCTTTGCGTCCTTACTTATTGTACCTATTTCTTGTTGTAGGTTGAATAGTTTTATATTAATGTTTGTTTCTTTCATTGCTTTGTTGTGTTAAAATTAATTGATTCTTTAATTGTTTTATGTCGTGTTGCAGTTCTTGTACCTTGCCATAGAGTTCTGCCTTTGTAAATTGTTCCATATTGTAAATATACTAAAAAAATAATTAACAAAAAAAAGGGCATCATTTCTGACACCCTTCAAACAAAGAACAAAAATTACAAGAAAGAATCAAGTAATACTATTAAGCCTATCGCTATAATCTTTTATCATTTCTTCCAGTTCGTAATTGGTAAACTTAACTGTTTCTTTACTTTTCAAATATAATACTTCTGCAGCATCTTTACCTAAAAAAAGTGAATATTTATATTGTTCACCTTGCCTAAACATATTACAGGCTAAACATTGACTTGAAACATTACGTTCATCCCATCTTGTACTGTAATGTTTTCTACTCATAAAATGTCCTGCTTGTATTTCTTTCCAATGTTTTACCACACCACAAGTTACACAAGTACAATATCCATTTTTATTAGCACTACTTATTCTTATATATTTACTAAATACTGTATCAAGTTTCTTTACAAGTTTACTTCTTGAAAGTTTTTTAGGCACTTGTTAAATCTTTTTCATTCATATGTGCTTCTAATATATAACCATCTAATGGACTTATAATAGATATAGCTTTGTATATTTTTCTACTAATAGCTTTTACTTTTTTCTTATCTGTAGTTGTAGAATCAATACCTAAATTACAATACATATGAGCATCTTCCATTAGTAGTTCATCTACTTTTCTTTTAGTAGACCAAGTTTTATAACCTTGTATTTTTCTAATTTTATCTTCTGTAATCATTATTTATATTTATACAAATATTATTTACATTCCCACTACCCACCAAAGTTACACGCTTTTATTTTAAAATGTAAACTTTTTTAAAAATTAGTTTTACACATTATCTACCTTGACCACGATATTTTTTAACGTAGTTTTTAGAAGATTTAAGTTTAGATTGTTTGTTTTTACTATGTATACCCTTACGCTTAACCTTAACTTTTTTATAGTTAATAACTATTTGCTTTGCCATTACTTTTTATTTTTTTCTAATTGTTCAACTTTATATTTTGTAACAGCGTTTTCAAGTTTCATTACGTTTATTTCATCTACTGCTTTTTGTACTTCTTTAGGTGGTTCAAAACTATTAACCCATCTGTAATTAGCCTGTACCTTTTCATCCATTTTAGAAACTTTAATTTTTAACATTTCTATTTCTGCTGTAAGGTTAAACCAAATACTTGCAACTGTAACTACACCTATTATCATACCTAAAAGTGCTTTAATATCTAAACTTATTTTTGAGCTTTCAGATATGTTCATTGTTTATGGTTTTTATTACCCATTACCTTTTCGTACGATCTTCCTCCAAAATATCCTGCAAAAACTACAAAAAGAAGTTCTTTAACAATTGATAAACCATCTATTTGCATATACCACCCAATAACAAAAGCAACTGTAAGAAATATTAATGTAAGTGGTCTTACGTTTGATGGCAACCATCCACTTCTTGCATCAGCTACCCACCTTCTTGTAACACCATCTATTTCAGCACGTTCTATATCAAGTTTTTTAAGTGCAACTTGCTTATCTTCATCACTCATTTCAGAACCACCTATAATAGCTTGTATAACGTTACCTGCAAGTGTATCACCTGCTACTGCACCAACTACATTAGGTATTTTGTTAAGTAAGAATTGACCTACTTTAGTATCCTTAAATTTCTTTTTTTCAGCCAAAAGTTTTTACTATTAAAAATTCTAACAAACGAAACATAATATAACCTGTTATTAATTGTTCCATAGTGTGCTTCCTACCGTGTTAGTATGTCCAAACTGAATTTGGTTTTGAAGAATCGGTATCGCAATGTATGAAGGTTTTAGCAATTCCCAAGCGTTTAAATCCTGCTCTAATAAGTGCGTTAAGAATAACGTATCTTTCATTGCCTGATCCAACTGCAATGTCTGCTGCAAGACCGTTGAGGTGTGATGAGTTTTGTACACCTCCAACTTTTTGGTTATGTTCAGATGTTCTATATCCACTTGTGATCTTAAATGGTATTCCTGCAATTTCACGTGCGTTGTTGAGCAACTCAAGAAAGTTACTATCCATATTAACACCACTACCTTTGTGATCTGGTGAATCAAATTCATCTAAAGTAAAGTATTTCATTTTTTCAACTTACTAATTTCTTCTTTTAGTTCGCTAAATTTTTGCTCTAAAGCATCAGGTATTCCGTCCTTATC